GGGGATGTAGGGTGCAGAGCGGAAGCCTTCCGCGCCGAACAAGCTCAGGATCGCCGCGGCAGAAACAGTAAGGGCCGCCACTGTGACCCTTTGCTTGTTGCTCATGATAGGTCCGCCCTCTGCGTTTCGCTCATCTGGTGGTACTCGTCCAGCGTGATGATTCGCGGGCCCAGCCGTGGCTTGACCCAGCCCCAGCGTTCAAACGCCGGCCGCCACAGCTTCTTCCAGAACCACTCACAAATGAGCAGCACCGTGTAGAGGGCCGCCACGATAGAGGCAATGGTCCCCCACGGAATGGAGTTCACCCAGAACCAAGTCTCAAAGCTGGAATTGACTGTCGCCGCCTGGGCGATCTTGTCCGCCACATCGGCTTGCGCAGCCGTGGCCAACGTCACCGCACTGGTTGCCTTTGCGATCGGCATGCTGATATCTGTGCTCTGCATTGAGACACTCCCTTAGAAAAGAAAAAGCCCGCACATTGGCGGGCCGGGCATGAAAAAACCCGCCTAAGCGGGTAAAAATTTAACTATTTAATCTTGAACTACTCGGCAGC